GTTCTTTGTTGAACTCTTGATGGAGATTCCCATCTATTTGGAGTTTCATTCTGATATCTGTTCGGTTCTGTTCTTCCTGGATATAAATTATCAGTACGATTGGTTTCATTTTGATAATTTCTACTTGGTCTTGCCCCAATAGATTGTCTTCTTTCATATCTTGAAGGTTCAGATGGTTGAATTCTATTAGGATACACGTAATATCTTGGAATTACTTGATATGGGTGCCAATTCCAGTTGTTCCATCCCGAATATGGGTCATTCCACCCATAAAATCGGTTATTTAGCCCCCAATACGGATTATTATTCCATCCGAAACCGAATGTTGTGGTGTCACAATCGCAGTTTCTATAAACTACTCGTTGTTGAGTTGAACAAGATGTCAAAATAACTAATGACAAAACGAAGATTAATTTTATAATTTGTCTCATATCCATATTTTTAGGTATTTATAAATATAAATCAGATTACGATGAAAGTCATTATTAGTGAAAGTCAGTATAAAAAATTAGTGGAGGCAGGGTCAAATAGTGTTGCCATGGATTTGGATATATACACACAACCTATGCAAACGGATACTGACAATGGTAATTTGGATGTAATTGACGCAAGTGAAGAAGTGATTGATAGTTTGGAAGAGTTGATATCCATGTTCAAGGGTGGGAAGAAGACTCGTCCTGAGGTTAAGGATTTAATCTATAAAGGATTGGACGGTATTAAGAAAGCTCACTCTGAAATCAAATACGAAAAATAATTTACAATTATAAACCCTATAATATATTTATAAAAAACAACACTATGGGTTACTTAACAAACGACGAAAAGGCAAAACTTTACAACGACATGTTATTCAGATATGAAAAAATGTCAGAACAAGTTAGACTGATTAAAGCCAAAAGTTTTGATGTCTCTGCTGAAGACCAAAAACAAATTACTATTTTGGAAGGACGAATGAAACAACTTTATTTGGATACACAAAGATTATATCTATAAACAAAATTTAGACCCCTTATATTAGGGGTTTTTTTATGCTTATGTTACACAAATTAAAAATGACCGTGAGAGGTTGGATTGCTAAACAACCAACAAAAAAATTAACCTACAAAGTTGAAGATTATGAGATGGGAAAAAAATGGGCGAAGTCTCAACCTCACCCATATCTTAAGAACAAAACATTGTGGGAACATGTCTACGATAAAAGAGAAACTATTTTTACAATAGACAACATTAACAAGTATTTGTTTAGCGAAATGTAAATCCCGTTAAAGTCATAATCTCTTTAAGGGTAACTTCGTTGTTTTTGAACCCATCAGGTGCTGACGTATTGTTTTCAAACAAGTACGCAATCCATTTATTTTCTTTTTTGATATGAATTACCTTCCAACAATATTTTGGGACGGACACTCTTCCTATTTTTTTAATTTCACCAACATTCCCAACCCAAACATGAATTGAATCTTTAAGTTTGGCTTCGTCTCTTGTGAATGTTTCTAAGGACTTCCAATCGCCTCTGTTTAGTTGAGGAGTTTGTGCGGACATATTAGAAAAATAGAAACTTTCATCTTGCACTAATTGTGTTTGACAAAGATTATCTGCCGCAGGTATCATGTGTCCTCGATCATATCCACCTCCAACATAATCTTGTGATAAATTTGTATGTTCAGGTAAAAGAGGATCTGGTTTGAAATTATCTTTTCGTTTGAGAGGTGTTGGGCAACTTACCATTGCTTTGGTTACCCACCATTCAACCATCACAGGATATTTTTTGGAAATACTGAATGTTGATGTGTAATTTGTGTGTTTTAGGACAACCTCATTCTTAATTTGAGATGAACTTACAAATAAAAGGGATAGTAAAACAATTGCGACTGAATATAAAAATCTTTTCATACGAGTTTTAAGAATAAATAGATTGTCAATTTGTAATGATTGATATATTTATTGGTATGAGCAAAAGATTTGTACTTACGGAAGACGAAAAACAATCAATCAAAAAATTATATATGATTGAACAATCAGAACAAAAAGATGATAGAAAATTCTGTCATGGTGGAAATGTTAAAACCCTTGAAGACATTGTTGGTTCAGACGAACTTGAAGATTACATCGAGGGAGTTCAACTTAGAAAGAATGGTGTTAATGGTTTGACGGACCGATTGGAATTGTTAAAAACTTTAAGATTACACCCAAATATATCTGACGGTGGAGAACACATTGCGTTTAATGTAATGAACCAACTAAAAGAATTCAAACCTTATAACTATTTTGACGAAACCAAAAAAGAATGTAATAAGGTTATGGATAAAATTATTGAGTTATACCGTGAAAATGAGAACGGTGAGGAACTTGTTAAAGATATTGAAAAAGTATATGCGATGTCTAATGTTTCACAAAGAGCAAAAGAATTTTTGAAGCATGGATTGGGAATGATTAAGGGACAATAATTTGTTTCTTACAAAATAATGATTACATTTAACCTCGGTATATCCGAGGTTTTTTTATGTCCACACAATCTCATTTAGATAAAGTCAATCTTACCCCAAATTTGATGGAATATCCCCATCATGTTGGAGCACCGAAGATTGTGCCCGTTGATTTGACACCATTCAAACAAAATGGTACGGACAAAGCAAACAAGATATTCAACCGAAGGTATCAAGAACTTCTAAAAGAGGCAGAAACCCTCCAAAAATCGTTTAATATTACTCAAGAGGTCTACGACTCATCTTATAAGTTTGAACCGATTATAGGGGAGATTTACCACCTCTATGAGAAAAAGGATGGGATGAAGTTTCTCTCCATAATTGAACCTTCCTTATGGAATCAAAAATATCTTTACTCTACAGTATTAAACAGTGATATGACATGGTCGAAGATCGATTAAAAATAATTTGTACAAACGCCATGGAAGAGAAATTTCCTGAGTTAAAGATTGTGGATTTCGAAATCAGGAAAACCTACAAGTACGTTGAAGATACTGAAAATTGGGTGGACGATTCTTATTCGATTTTCATTCAGTTGGAAGTTTCCTACGAATGTAGTCTTCAAAAACTTTATCATGTGGAAAAGTATTTGAATGCCTTATTCGGTTTCGAATGTTGTATCGATTTTTCATGGAATTAGTATTATCCTAATTTTTTTTTATTAAAAATAATTTATTCATTATTTCTACCATATTTATAATCAAAAAGTACAAAATGGAGGAACAAAGTATTTGGACGGCAGTAATTACATTGATTACAGTTTTAGGTGGGAGTTCGGCTTGGAGATTCTATGAAAAAAGAGCAATGAAAAGAGATAGTGATGAAGATTTCATCCGTCATGATTGTAAAGATAGAATTGCTAAATTGGAGGCTCTTCTTGAAAATTCTTCCAAAGAAAAAGATGAGATGAGATCGACTATATTAAAACTTACTGAACAAGTGGCGGCATTGTCAGTAAAAGTGGAATTTTTGCAATCCAAAAATCCGACAGGTCTATAATATTAGACATCGAATCTCGTCATATAACATATTTTTTTCACCTCAGGATAAAAAAATTGTAATGCATCCTCCAATAATACTTCTGCGAGGTTTGTGTCCATAACGGATTCATTAATTGTATTTCCCAACACAACAATTAGTTCAAATATGAATTGGTCTCCCTTCTCATTATGAGTCCAATTATGAACTTTGATTTTTGCATCTTTACCATACATAAGTTCAACATCTTCCTTCCGAGACTCATTCATATACGTTTCCAAAAGGCGATAGAATCTACGTTTCTTATCCGACATGATGAGAATATATTAAAAAAAATAAAAAAAGTCTTGAGTTACCTACCTTGACCAGCGTATCGTTTAGGTTTTTGTTCGTATTTGGAATAACCTTTTTTAGCCACACCTGTTCTTTTTTTACCAAAAGAAATTTTACGAGATGGAGATGAACCCCCTTTTGTACCTTTTGCCATATTCTTTTTTATTATAAATATATTATAAAGAAATAATAAAAAAAAGAGAACGGTAGCGAATCGTTCTCTTAAATTGTCCCATAACTGGAACGGTCCTAAACGCCCCATTACGGGGAGGCTTTTTTTCATAAATAGTTTGACAGTCCGAAAACAATTTTATATATTTGTAAAGGGTTTGGGACTTACAGGTGATGAAAGATACTCGGTTCCAAACCCCGAGAAACAATATGGTAAGATAGCTCAGTTGTGAATCTTGAGTTCACATTGGTAGAGCAGCGGAGTGAAATCCGTGAGCCGTTCGTTCGAATCGAACTCTTACCACCAAATGGATAGCGGAATATTTTATAATGGTGTTTTCCCATACTCACCTTAACAATTTCTTCTCCGCTTTATAAATTAGAAAAACGTAGAATCAGGTATGGGAGGTTTTAAGTCTTTGTTTCCTTTATCTTAACCTTGAAAAAGATAAAATTAAACACGTCACTATTGGATGTTTTGAGACGATAAATAAAACAAAGGACCATCCATCCTTGGGGTTTGTGATCAGCCCAATCCAAAAAGACACACTATGTTTTCTCGACGGAGAAAATTGGGAGACACGACGGTGTCTCCCTTTTTTTGTTATATTTATTGGTAAGTAAATTGCCAAAATACTATGAAAAAATTCTTATCTCAGTTGTTCAATGACAACAACACAATCAATGAAAAAAGCGTCGTAGGGTTTATGGCGTTTGTAATGATGACAGGATTCGCTATTGCGGATATTGTAACCGGATCTTTAGGTAAAGACCTAGTGATAAACGAATTCATCTTTAATGCCTTCTTATGGTTAGTTCTTGGTTCCTTTGGAATCGGGTCAATCGACAAATGGATTAACAAAGGTAAAGAAGACTCAACAGAAGAGTAAATTAACTAATCCCCACCCAAAAGAGTGGGGATTTTTTATTTAGAAAAAATTAGGTATATTTGTGGTATGAGAACATCAGGAACTACAAAGTGGGAAATAACTTATGAAGATGAGGAATCAGTATCGGTATTCAAGTACAATTCCGATATTAACAAAAATGGACCAATATCGGTAGAATTTAGATACAAACCAGGATTCAAACACCCGACAGAACAGAAAAAGAAGACCTTAGGAGAATTAGCTAAGGAAGCAAGAAAACAGACTCGAGTTAAAAAATAAAAAGATGGATTTCTCCATCTTTTTTTTATACAGTGAATTTTACTTAATTTTTAATTCTTTTCCATTTCGCTTCTCTCGCTTCTGGACTCAACATAAAGACCTCCTCTATTTTATGGGGTATTTCATTTCTAACACAGTTTTGAGTTAGTTTACAATTCTTTAAATAATTGTTAATGTAACCCATCATATTATGACTTCCAATTGGATTTGCCGAATGAACGTAAATTGATGGCAATGGAATACCACTATCCATACTAAGATTAACTAAAAATTTACAACAATCATAACCAGTTTTTTCTTCTATGTTATCGTATTCAAGTTTATAGTTATCTTTTACGTTATTATAATATTCAATCATTGCACTTTCACCTAAGTCGTGATCCAATGAAATCACTCCAATATTATCTAATCCCAATCTTTGGACTACTTCTACGAATTGGTCATAATCTCTTGCAATTTCCCAATCATTTTCAATTGGCGTACGAATGTCATCGAGATAGACCTGATACATTTTTTTCATTTTTAGATATAATTAATTTCTTTTGTTTCAGTATCGTATTCAACAACAATTGGTTTGTGAGCATGTTCATATCTATCGTTGAGTACAGACGCATTTAGGAACTCGATTCCACCCATCGTTTTTTGTCCATAACCATCGTGGATGTGACCACAAACGTGGATCTTTGGTTTTACCTCCACAATTTTGCGATATAGTTCTTCACAACCAACATGACCACCTATTGGAGCATAATCCAAAATACCATATGCTGGTCCGTGTGTTATTAACACATCAACATCGTTTGGAATTTGTTCCCATTTTTGTGCTAATTCTTCGCCTCTTGGTAGGTTGAACGCCCAATTATGGAACTCTGGTTGCCAAGGACTTCCATAAAATTTGATTCCATCGATGGTAACCTCATTGTCAAACAAATAGATTACTCCCATGTCTTTGTATTCTTGAGCAATATCAGTTTGTTGTTCAAATCCAAAATCGTGATTTCCAGCAATGAAAATTTTATGTTTGAAATCAGTATTTGAAAACCACTCCAAAAACTGAGTAATTTCGTTTTTGGACCCCATACTTGTGCAGTCTCCTGCGTGGATCAGGTAATCACCACTACCCAATATGTTTCCCATCCCCTTACTTGTAAGGTGTTTGTGTTTATTGTGTGTATCGCTTATAAAGACAATTTTTTTCATAATTTTATTATTAATCCCCATTTTAACCAACCAATAATTAGTTCTAAATCACCGTTAAGGTCTCTTGTATGGGTTACTTTAACAAAAGGCAAGATATAAATTTGTCCGTAAACTTCAAATATTTTCATATCAAGACCACCAGTAACGAATATTGTGACCTACAAATTTCCATACTAATTGTTCCGCTTTCCTTTGTTTAGCCTCTCCTTTATTAATCAGGTCGAGTTTAACTTGTCTGATTTCTTCGGCTTTATCCCAACTTTCATACTTCCATCTGTGATAAGATAACCCACTTCCTTGACTTGTTTCTTCCCAATCCGAATCTAATACATCATCTCCGTATTTCTCTCTGATTATATCAGTCCATTCTGTGGAATATTCTTCATCATAAACTTTATCCATCAAACGAATTGCGGTTCTGATTCTTGACGCATCTTGTTTTGCCCTATCTGAATATGATTTACCGGATTCAAAGAATTTCGCCTGTCTTTCCAATTGTTTCTTGAAAAGTTGGATGGAATAGACATAATCAAAATCAAATCCATTCCAAATAATCGGTAAAAAGTCGATTACTCGTTTGATTTGTTGATATTTTCTTCGGATTGGATAAGTGAGGTTTTGCCAGTTCATAGTCTTTAGATTTAATATACAAATATAGTAAAAAAAATAAGACCCACCAAAAAATGTGGGTCTTAAATAAAGGGATATATGAGAACACTCACTTTGTGAGCGATTGTGTTAATAAATATATTAATTTTCAAAAAAATTCGGTTCACGGTATCCACAGAGTAATTTTTTTTTACTTTGCTAAGATTCCGAATCTTGAATTTTTATTTTTGAAAAAACACCAAAATTGATATCTCATATGTTTTACCGCATCGGCATCCGCATCAGTGAGTATTTCTTTGGTGTGTTTGTTTTCCCAAAGATTAAAACACCGAAGTGTCGTATCCAGATGTTCTTTACTTTTTGAAGATTGAAGTAGTTTGAGTACCCACTTGAAATCTTTGATTGCGGAAGTCATATTCATTGTCATCATGGTTATTTATTTACAACAAAGATAAATATTTCTTTTTAATTCATGCTATCTTTTCCTAAAGTCATAGATTTTTTTTACTTCTATAAGTATTAATTTTTTTTGAATAGTTTAGTTAGTGTATGAAAATACATAACCTTGAGTTTGGTTTCTTTTTCCGTTAGCAACCATTACCGCTTTACCGTTTAAGTGATGGAATCCCAAAAATCTACACGCTTCGGAAATTGAATGAAACCTGCCAATAAATTCATTCGTACTGAATTTGAAAACGTCTACTTCTTTAGCCTGTCCTGATTTTATAGATGAAATTGATTGTTTTTTCTTTGTTTCTTCACTTCTTTTTTGACCTGTTAAAGATTTACTTCGTTTTAATGTGGTTTCTTTCGATGGTGATTTACCAAAATTGGGGTTTTTATCCCCTAATTTGGATTGTCTCATTTTTTCTTTAGTGTTTTCAGACATAATACAATTCCATATTCCATCGCCACCATCAGTCATATTAGTTAGAGTACCCTCACTCAAGTCCTTTCTTCCATATTTTTTGATTAGGTCGGTTTCCTTATTTGATGATTCTATTTTGGATAAATTATCGTGAATAATTTTTACATCTATTTCTGTTTTACAATAAACTTTCCACCAAATTTGATTTCTCTTATCTTTTCTAAATTCAAATGCCCGACCATAATTTTTTTTATTACCAATACCGACATAGAAAACTTCGTTTTTGTCTTTTCTGATGTGAATATAAACATACCAATTATTATGACTCATAATTTTGTTTTTTTATTTCTTTATCTATTAACTTTTCAACCCAATCATTCATTTTATATGAATTCATTTTACAAAATTTTTTTAGGGATTCATGGGTTTTTTCGGAGATAATTAAACTTTTCTGTTTCATATAATAATAAATATACAATTTTTATAAAAAATTATAAATATTTATAATAAAAAAATCCTTCCGATTGTGAAAGGATTTTTTTGAAATAGTTAACTCAGGAGTTTATAGAAATGTTTGAATTCCGACAACCGGTGCGTAATTCCTATTGTTCCTCCATTCACTCGTTTTGTAACCGCAGTTACAGTTGATTCATCAGCCCCTTTATCACAAATGGTCCACAATTTGTTTGAATCAAAGAAAAATGCCGCAGAAGCCAAAGGATATTTTGTTGCGACCAAATCAGGACTCTCAATCAAATTTACGCCTAAAAAATCACCTAATTTTTTATAATTTTCCTTTCCAGTCGTCTGCAAAAATCCACGACCCCTAAATTTGTAACCTTCTTTGGTTGTTTCGTCACCATTACCCATTCTACTTCCATAAACTTTTGAAGCGATTTTTTCAGGGTTTTTAGCGTAACCTTCCGCTAAGTTTCCAGGGAAATACTTTGGGAATATTTTTTTCAAACCATCGGCAGAATAGTTAAGATTTTCTTGAACTGCTTTGAATCCGGCACTTTCATGACTCGCTTGTGCCAAAAAGTGTGCCAATCTAAGTGGGTTTGTAATGTTGAATTTTTTTGCTGCGTCAGGAATCTGAGCAAGTACCGCATCAGGGATGTGTCCCTTAAGGTTTTCCAACTTGAGTGGACCAGCATTAACAATTGGAGTTGATGGTTCAGTAATTAGTTGTTTAGCACCGAACATCTTCGTCCAAGTCCCTTCACCAACGATTCCGTCAGCAGTCAATCCATTTGCTGCTTGCCATTTTTTAACTGCCGCCTCTGTTCCAGAACCGAATATACCATCGGCTCCCAAACCTAATTTTGTTTGGAGTTTTTTAACGTTTTCCCCTTTAGACCCGTTTTTTAGTATCATAGTAATTTATTTTATTCTTATAAATATTCTAAAAATCAGATAGGGTTGGAACAATAAAATAATAAAATTCCAACCAATTACTATTTTTTTAGTATTTATAGTAACCAAGATACTATCGAATGAATATGCTTTTACTAATTTTTTTAGCATTTTGTAATCTGTAATACCTCACAATACCACAAAATATACGTATGAAATATGGGTTGAGTCGATTTCTAATAGGGAGTAAGAGTATTTATAAGAAATAACAAACCAATGGATTTAAGGGAACTTATCAAAGAAACATTAGAAGATCATTTGAACAAATCTTTAATTATTAAAGAATCTGTTGAACTTTCTGAATCACTGAAATACCATGTTGATAATGAATTAACTTTGACAAATAACATTTTCAGAGCATATTCTGAAAGTTATTTTGATTTGGTAAATGAAGTAAGAAGATTGTGGGAAGAGGGTAAGATTGACTTGAATGAAGAGGACACTTTAATGGTTGAATCAGACTTGGGTAAAAAAGTAATGATTAAGGGTCAATTAATCTATCTTGACGCTCCATTCGTAACTGAGGATGAAGACGAAGAGGAAGTTTTGGAAGAAGCAAAACATCGAGGTAAAAATGTTAAGTTGAATAAACCATTCAGAACTTCAGGAGGACCAAAGAAATTCTCAGTTTATGTTAAATCTAAAAGTGGTGGTATTAAAAAAGTATCTTTTGGTGATCCTAACTTAAGAGTTAGAAACGCTAATAAGGGTGCCGCAAAGTCATTCCGAGCAAGACACAAATGTGATCAAAAGAAAGACAGAACCACCGCAGGTTACTGGAGCTGCAACTTGGGACGGTATGCAAAACAACTTGGATTATCATCTTCAAATTCTTGGTAATGGATTTTCCTTTTGAACAAATAGAAGTAGATAATAAAAAAATTAGGACGTTTAGTCCTGATGTAGAAGAAGAAGAATTAAAGTGGCATCAAGATTTGAATGACCGAAACGTAACCATCATTGAAGATGGAGGATGGTCATTTCAAATGGAAAATGAATTGCCGGTCAAATTGTCTCGGGCCAGTCATATTCACATTCCCAAATTTGTTTGGCATAGAGTCATAAAAGGACCGGACCAATTGGTTGTCGAAATTGAAGAATTATAAGATATGGAACCATCAGATAAGTTGTGGAATAGAATAAATAAATTTTTGGAAAATCATACCTTTCAACTATTTGCCGAGGACAATTTTAATTTTGAAACTGATTTCAAAGTAAAACTTACAGGAATAGACTACTATATCACTTTCGGAGAAAAGAAAGAGTATATTGAATATACTTTGTATGTCTTACCATCTAATGAACAATCAGATAGATTTTGGGGAACACTCAAAAAATATTTTGGAGAAGAAACTCCAATTACATCTACATCCGATCCACATCTTGAAGTTAGGTATAAAATACAAGAGTTATTGTCAAATTTTCTGAATGTTTTTGGACTTGACTATTCTGTGACTTGTACAAAAATTGTCAATTTGGTTGACGTTCAAGATTAACTTACTTTAATTTTTCTATAACTTTTTTAACTGTTTCGGTCAAAGCTTGAGAACTCATCAATACAACACCTGACGCAATCAATCTTTCCGTAATCAAAATTGCCGCCTCGTCTATATCTTGCGTTTCCATAATTACAGATTGAATATCTGTAATAATAGGTATCATGAAACTGTATGCTATCGTGTCAATAAAAGCCGCAGAACCCGCGCCCACAGAGGACATAAAGTTTAAGAAGACATTTTTCAATTGTTTTCCTTTTCTTAACCCAACTTTGAAAATTTCTTCCAACCCTTCTTCTTTAATCACTGAAAATAATTTCATTGATGGTTTTTTGGTTTCAAAAAATAATGAAAATGCCAAACCTGCTAACACCAACATTCTTTGGTCTTCGGTTAAATTGAAATTTTGGTCTCTTAGAAATTGGTCTAATGGAAGCACCATTCCACCTACGGCAGTACCCCAAGTTAGAAGCATTCTTAAGTTTAATCCGTATGATTTGAATGCCCGATTTACAATTTGTTTTGTAAATACATTTAACCTTTTCATATAGGTTCCAAGCATTGACTTCTCTTCCTCTGTAAGAAGGGTTCTCAATTGAGATTCTGTAATTAAAAATTCCATATGATTATAAATATATTACTTATATTTATTGTTATGAAAGGATCATTAAATGCGGAATTAAAAGTTGGGGATAAAGTTATGTGCTATCACATGGAAGGAGAAATTGGTGTACTTCCTGGCACGATTGGTGTAGTTACCGACATAACTACTGACCCATTTGAACCTAATGGTGATGAAAAGATAATTAGTGTTAAATGGGAAAATGGGTCTAATTTAGCCTTAATTAGTTCTACAGATTCATGGAAAAAGGTTTCTTCGGAAAAAATAGATGAACAACGTAATCCAGGTTGGGAATTTTTAACCCAAAACTCTGACTTATTAAATAACTTTGATTGGAGATGGTTTAGAGAATATCTAACAACAATTAGAGACTCGGGAATTGTTAATATGTTTGGAGCCGCCCCATTATTATATGCAGGTAAATCACATATTGAAAGATACTATGGAGAAAATATGGAAGATGATGAAAACTTCCAAGAAGTTTTGGATAATGCCGAGGAATCCAAAAATAAAATTATAGATGGTGTAATCAAGTATATGGAATCAAACCAAAAGGACGTAGATGATATGGATTTGGTTAACAGATATGCTAAAACATTTTCTCAAAAATTATTACAACTGTATATTAGTTTATAGGAATTAACGGGAAGAGATTAATTATCTCTCCCGTAGTCATCCTCAATTCTAACAATATCATCTTCACCAAAATAAGTTCCAACTTGAACTTCAATGAACACCAACGGTGTTTCATCTTCATTCATTATTCGATGTTTTGACCCAAGTGGAATATGAATTGACTCCCCTTGATATCTGAAAACTTTTTCATCATCAAGAATTATGGTCGCCGAACCTTGAACAATAGTCCAATATTCTTTTCTTTGGTTGTGGTACTGATAGGATAATCTCTGATTTGGATTAACCGTAATTTGTTTCACTTTGGTATAATCAGTGTCTAATAATATTTCAAAAAAACCCCAAGGTCTAATTTCTTTCATAATCACGAGTTGGTGTGTAATGTTTCAATTTTTAAGTAAGTTTTTCCAATTGAACTGTTCAATATTTTTTCGATATCTAATATCGCATTTTCTTTCTCAACATATTTTTTGCAAAATAGAATACCTCGAAAGAACCCTTCCCCATCATAGTATCCATTATCGTAAGGATTAAAAATTACAAATACTTCTTTAACTTTTTTCATTTTTTAGCCAATAATCTCCTTTTATATAATCTTCAATAGTTTTTTGTGGGAGCTTGGCCTTGAATATTGCATTCATTTTTCCTTTTGAACTATAATGGAATATCCAAGGCCAACCACATTTGCAACGAGCTTTCGAATCTTCCATATTATAATTCTATGTTTGTAATTCGAAGTATTCGTCAATACTTTTATTAATTGGGTAATTTAATTTTTCTAACTCATTTGATAAACTCTTGAGAAATTCTTCTGAATAACATCCCCAAAATCTTTCTTTGGGCGGGTAATAATAAAAGAATCCATCAATTTTTACAAATGAACCGACAACAATACCATTAGATTGCAAACTTATTTCATAAGTTTGATTTTTTTGTGTTTCTGTTAACTTTAACATTTATTTGAAATTTATAACTATTTTCGTTCCGTAATCGTCTATTTTATATCCACTAAACCTGTTATCTAATACGAGGTACTTTGTGAAATTAAATATAATAATTTCTTTACCATTATGATAGGAAACCAAAGAATTTAATGCGTAATCTATCGAGTAACCACCCTCCAACTTGTGTCCCAAGATTAATTCTGAAATATCTTCAGGAACATCTTTACTGAGTAGAATAACAATTTGCACGACTTAATTGGACAGAGGAGCTTTGATGGTTGGATGATACTGATAATTAATTAACTCAAAACAATCAGGCCTATAACTCATAATCTTTTGATCGAAAGTTTTTTCACCCAAATGTTCTTTAACCAATTCATGTTGATACCAATTTCTTTCGGTGATTTGAACTTTTGGTAAATCATAAGGTCTTCTATACATTTGTTCTTTTGCTTGTTCAATGTGGTTTTTGTATAGATGTACATCACCCAAATTACCAATCAATTCATCAGGAACCATATTTACTTCCTTTGCAATAATTTCCAATAACAACCCATAAGATGCGATGTTAAATGGCAATCCAAGAAAAGTGTCCGATGATCTCATATTGAACATTAGAGAAATTGCTCGTTTGGGAACCGGATATAATTCATCTATTTGATTATGGTCTACTTTTTCAGGTATTCCGAAACCGAAATCAAATGGGTCAAATGTGCCATATGTTTTTGATGCCAAATCTAATCTTTCACCAACTGTCAACTCTCGTGTATAAACTTGAAATCCATAATGACAAGGTGGCAAAACTTGGTGAGGTAAATCTGAGGCGTTCCAAGCATTTACAACCATACGTCTGGAATCAGGACTTTCTTTTAATAACACAATTAACTCCGATATTTGGTCGATTTCCCCATTCCAGTTACGCCAACCATGCCCATAGATTTTTCCGAGATTTCCAAATCTCTCTGCAAACTCATCATCAGTTTTTATTTTTTCAATGTACTCTTCTTTAGACATAGTAAATTGCTTACTATACTCAGGAATTTGATTACAATAGTTCTTATAAGCGTCTCCCGTCCATATGTTGCAGTCATTTTTAAGTAGATACTCTATTGACGTATCACCTCTTAAAAACCATAGTAACTCAACTACCATCGTCTTAAATGCCATTTTTTTTGTAGTCAATAGTGGAAACCCCTCACTCATTTTGTGACGAATTTGTCTACCAAATACTGAAATAGTGTCACCATTCCTAGTTTTTTTCTCCACCCCATTATCAAGAATATCTTGTAGGAGTTGTTGATATTGTAAATCTATTTTATTCATAACTAAATTTTAGGCCATTGTTGGTGGTTATTTTTGAATTCATTGGATAGGGTGATTCCCAACCAAATATCTTTCAGAATCAATTTAATTTTTGATATCATCTTTTTCATCTTCGTCAAGAGGTTTATCTTCTTCTCCTTCATCAAATAAGTCATATCCTTTGTAATCGGGATGATTTTTTTGCATATAATCTATACCTTTTACCCACATAATAGAAATAACAATGGGTGTTAGAAGTGCAAAGAAAATTGCTATTAATATTTCAACTGATATAGTCATAAGTGTCTTGGTCTGTTTTACTGTTTAATTTGTTGTACTGTTCAACTAATCTATCAACACTACCCCAAACTATTTTTGCCTCAGGATCGATAGCCTTAATCTTTCCAACCAATTCTTCTTGTCTTCCTTTAGAATAATATCCATCTTCGATGTAATCTGCCAAATCCTGAAGATGTTGTGGTGCGTTGATTGAAATCCTCAAATCATAATCCGTCCACTTAGTTTTGTAATCCCACATCATCATTCCTTTTGTAAGTTTTTTCTCCAAATTGTGTAAAGTGAAATTACGAACTCTCACTATGGAATTATCAGAACCAAACAAGTGAAGAAAACGTAGAACCCATCTTGGACACCATTTAGGTTTTGCCTCATAGTCCATGGCAAGAACTAAAGGGTACAATGCTTTAAACAATTTCCCATCTTCTCGGTAAGGAACTGATCCTAAATAATGATACTTCTCGTAAAAATTTTTTGGAAAAAAAACTGCACGGAGTTCGTCCAAAGAAATATTTCTAGTAAAAATCATTCCTTTTTTTCTACCCTTCCAAAACATAAGACTTTGTAGAAAATCTATTGTCTTTTCTTTGAAAGGTCTATTATCCTTGAATTCAAACTTATTTTCTGTGTTAGTCTTCATCTGTTTTGACTGGTTTATTCTGTAATTTACTAATTTTTTTTCCGAATAACTTGAATATTTTGTATCTGATATTTTCAACATGACGCATGGCAATCCATTTTCCAATAACACTTCCACCAACATAAAATGGAATTACCCACCAATCACCTTCAAACAGAAGGTCCAATGACCAATAAACTGATGCTAATGCGACTAAGTTAATGTAAATGGAATTGTACAACAATAGACTCAACTTGTTCTCGTATGTGTATTTTATTTCTAACACCTTAAAGATATTGAACATAATTTGAAATGCCAAAACCAAAAGATAATATTTCATAATTTATTTTTGTTCTCCCATTCTTCGATGATGTAGTTTATGTTGTCGGACAAATGGTCTTGTTTTGATAACCATTCCAAAAATTCCTCAATCCCCAAATCATAAGATTTTTCCATACATTTTTCAACTGAATTTATATCAAAAAATCCTGTGTGAACAATGTATCTGCTCAATATTTTTTCTAAACTCGGTTTCATGATTCTTTCATCCAAAACGGTTTGCTAAATTCAGGTTTTATCATTTTCCATATGAATGGAGACACATCTTTTCCATTCAACATACTGAATAATATTGACGGATGTTCATATCTTTTTGCATTTTCTGCAAATTCTTTTGTATCCAAATTTTTTGATTTCAGTTCGTTGAATATTTCGGTATAATCTTTCAGGATATTTTCATATTTATCGACCAAATCTTTCACGGTATTTTTTACCCATGAGTCAAATTCGTCAGGAACACTATCTAACAAGGTGGTTATGTCTTTTTTGTCTTTCAAATATTCCCAAATATGGGCATTTGAAAACCCTGTTAAGATTCTGTGGAGATGAACATAAAATTCCCCTTTTATCTTGACTCTGAGACCACTTCTGAACTTTATTACATAACCCTCCCTTTCTTTGGAGATAGAAGATTTAAGGGTCTTATAATCCTGTATGCCGTCATATTTCTTAACAACATCAAATCCATATTGTCTCCAAATATCTATATCATATTCTTTCCCATTATTATCAAAGGTTCCTAATAAAACTAACCCTTCATAATCTCCGTAATCAACTACAATTCTGTTCTTACCTGCCATAATTTAATAGTTCCAATAATATGAATTCATCTATATAATCTATATTCTCATTTATATCACTCTCCCAAATATACAAAACCGTATATCCAAATTCAATTGCATTATTTTTCTTTTCTAAATCTCTATTCCATATATCTGAGACAGGTATGTGTCCCTTATTAGCATAATTTATAGTCTCATCGCTTTCATATATAATTGGATTAGCGTGCCAATAATCTCCATTCACCTCTACAATAATATTTGTATTTGTAATATGAAAGTCATATGACAACCCACCTATAAATTTTTGAGTCGTATACTCAATTTCATTTCTATCAAATACTTCTGAAACTATAAATTCAAGAGAAGATATGTATTTATCAGTAAATTCACCATTTTCATATTTTTCTTGTATTGTTTTTCGTGTCTTTGATTTAATACTTTCCCATTTTTCGGCAGAAAAATTTAATCTTTTTTCTGATATCTTTTGGGGATTGGTTAATCTTTTTTTTCCATATCTTTCAATACATTTATTATTTACATACTCAGTAAATCCGTCTGTTTTGAATATATTATCCACCCCATAATTTGATATAAATGTTTTTATTTTCTTCTTTTTTATTTTTTCAGATTTACTAACATTGTCAACACCATATCTATCAATAACAGTTTGTTTACATTTTTTTAATCTATTTTGATTACATGATTCTGATATGGTTCTCGTTGACTCCCCAAATAATATCAACAATTGTTTGGTGTATTTGTAACTAAGACCATACTTGCTTTTAATATCAGGTAATGATAATCCTTTTTTATAATCGTTAATAATGTCTACTACATTACAATTGAATGTTTTTTCTATCATTAATTGAATTGCGGTATTATCATCTACAATTGGATTACATTTTTTCAAATGATTTATGGTTGATATTTTTTCATTACAAAATGGGCAAATTTTATTTCTTATTCTCATATTTATTACTTTACTATAAATATGAGTTTTATGAAAAAATGGATAACTATTTTTTAATAAATTATTTCAAATACATAAGATTTACTTTTATCTAACATTTTGATTGGATATTTTTTTGATAATTTCTCTGCCATTAGAGCTTGTTCACTTGTAAATGAACCACGAGACGCAAAAATCCAATTATTTTTGTAATAAAAACAAATTATACAACTTCCATCGAGTTTTTCGTAAACTTCGAATTCTTCATTTGGTATTTCTTGAGGAGAATGTTCTTCTAAGTTGAAAAACTTATCGAAAGATTTGGCGATTACATTTCCCTGATTATCCAAAACTAATCCTCTACAACTTTTGGTGATATTATCCCACAATTTCTCGTATTGTGCTTTTCTGGTGTAGTTGTATATAGACAAAGGAAGGGTAGGGTGGTCATTTTTAACCACCAAACCCTTCTCTATGTAATCGTTCAATATGTTTAAGTCAAATTCCATTTTTTTATCGTATTCCCAAAGGTACTAAAAAAAATGGAAAAAAGAAAATGTTAGTTTTGGATTAACATATTTGTGTTGGAGACTGGAAATCTACCTACAGGTACTCTTATTTCTCCTTCTTCACTTGCCTGTTTAACCATGACTTCGTAGTATGTGTCCAAAACTTTTACGGTTGGAACGTCTTGGAAAGTGTAAAGAATTTTTGAATGATGTTCTCCTTCGTAAACTATGACGGATTTGGTTTTTGTGTTGAAAATTAGTGTTTGTAGTGACATATTATTTAATTTGGTTTAATTTTATTTTTTTTCTGTTTCGTCGGCAAATGACAAAAGGAATACAATTGCGAGGATGGTTATTAACCATCTATGGGTATCCACTGGAGTACCAAACACAAATTGGCTTGCAGTGTACATACCTAAAGTAAACACTCCAATTAAGGAGATACCTTGAAATATTTTCTTTTTCATAACTTTATTTCAAATCGGTTTTTCATTTGTTCTAATTTATCAGAAGGTACTCCGTGCTCATTTACTCCCCCATGTCTATTTTCAACAATAAGGGAATGAACTCTATATCCATACTTCTCTGCCAACTTATAGTATTCTTCCATTTCCCACTCTTGAGTAAATGTGTTTGATACTACAACTGAAGAATGTTCATACTTCATTAGGAATTCAATTTCTTCTTGACACCATTTGTGAGCTTCTTTGATTTTGGATGGTTGGAACTTATAATTTCCATCTCCATCAACAAAATACATATCAGCTTCTTTGTGGCGATAATCTTTATCACCAACCAACATTTTTGCTAATGTACTTTTACCACTACCTGGTAATCCTCTCAATAAGAATAGTTCTTTCATTTCAATATCGTTTTTGTATGGTCATCCCAAAAGCAAAGTTAAGAAAACTTATCTGAATACCAAAGGCAGGAGTTTCAACTCCTGTCTCCAAGAAATAATACCTGTCAATCCAAAGTGATATACACGGAATAATCCAGTATCTTCCTTCGAATTTTACGAATCTGCTTTTGTGAAAAAACCAATTTCCCATATCTATTTATCTTTATTTTGTATGTTATCTAAATGGTGGTCATATTCTCCCACTTCTGAAATTTTTGGTCGATGACGAAGGAGTGGTATAACTTCATCCATCATGTTATACGGTCTGAACTCAGGGTGACCATCCATACCAACATCCATTCTTTGACCTTTAGCAAATCTTAAATGAGTTGGAAGGTGACAGTGACCATGTAAGTGCATTACACCTTTGCCAAGACCATCCCATGAACTAATTGGGTAGTGCATCAAACGAAACTTAAATTGCCCTATTTCAAGAGTATTGTAATGAGATACACTCTTGAAAAGTTCTTGACAATCATTTCTATTTTTTTCAATATGATGGTCGTGATTTCCCAAAATTAAGTGGATGTTTTTACACATGATTCTATCCCAAAATTCACGGATACTTTCGAAACCACCGAAAGACCAATCTCCAAGACATATGAGAGTATCATCAGGCATTACACAATTATTAATGTTGTTAACAATTGTGGAATTCATTTTTTCCAAAGTTGGAAAATCTCGAGTTTGTTCGATCGGGATTTCACCATCCTGAGTTCTCCAGCTGGTGACACCACGGCATATATTTTTGTGGTTGTAGTGAGGGTCGGAGAATATCCAAACATTTTGTTCAGTCCTACCTTTGCTATTCACATCTATCTTTATCATGACGTAAAGATAATAAAAAATTATTCGGAAACCAAAAATACTGGATTTTGTTCTCCAGCATAAAGACCGATGATATTATAATCAAAAAATTCTTCAGCTTCAGAATGAGTCATCAAGTCTCTCTCACGGAGAATGCCGAGAATTTTGTTTTTGGAGTAAAGAATTCTTGGACCATTACCAAACTCTTCAACAATTCCAATGATTGCATCGTCAAGTCCATCCAAGATGATGGCTCCTTCAGCGTATTCGTCGATATCGTAGTCGTTGATTGTCATAGTAGAGAAATAACAAGTGAGTCCGTAGTTTGAGGCGATAAATAAATTACCAAGATACTATCGGATGAAAATCCGGATCTCACTTGTGTAATACAATAATAGATTTTACACTTAAAATTGTCAAATGAAAAAAATGAAAAAATAAAAGTATTTATAAATAAAACTATTAGTTATGAGAGGATACTTTGGATTAGGACAATTGTCCGCAGCTGAGAAGTCAGATATTTTAGACCAACACAAAAGTTTGTATAATGGATACCAAACCATGCAACCACAGGTTTCTAACACCCAACCTTTATATACCTACGATTTCGCTGGTGATAAAGACGGAATGGTTGTAAACAACAAAGGTGAAGTAAAGAAATATACGAATATGGGAATCAACGAACAAGTTGAAAAAACAGAAGTTTGTGATGAGTGTGGAGCGATGAGAATGAGTGAAGGTATATGTGAACAATGTGGTAGTGGAAAAATGGAAGAAGCCACTGGTAAATTAGACGACATCTATGATGAGGAAGATTTGAACCCATCTGCGGGATTCGATTACATCGAAGGTCCATCTAATAGTACAGATACATTTGAAAAAATGCACCACATGAAAAAAATAAAATCAGAAGGTGAATATGAAGACCCTGACAATGAAGATGACGGGTTTGAAGATTTAGAGGTCGGTGACCAAATAGATGAAGATGAAACAGACGGAAAACCTTATGAGATGGGTAAAAGAGGGATGAAAGCATCTCGAGCAAGAGCTTCATTCACTCCAAGTCCACAAGAAAATGAAATTCTAAATAATTTATTCGGACAATATGGAGAAGATATTCCACCGATTGTAATTAGATATTTGAGAAAACTACCAAGAAAAACTTTATTAAATCGTTTAGTAAGAGTTGGTCTTATCGACAAAGATTTATTGAAAGGATCAGAAACTATTGATGAACAAGGTTATACAGGAGGAGGAAATGCCCCTGATATGGATTTAAGTAATATTAATCCTGCATATGACTTTGTTTCTGACGGACCGATGGCAGGTGGAGATGTATATCCTACAGAAGGAGAAATGGAAGAACAAGCACCTGAGGATATGATAAGATATAAAAGGAGAGGAATAGTTTATTCGAACATATTATCTTTTATTGAAGCAGCAAAAGGAGATTTTGATATGTGCCACGACTTTGGTGATGAGTTTGAATATGGTGACAACATCATCGGTTCTGCACTTTCAGATTTTTTTGTTCATATTGGAGAAGAGTTAGACTCTGATTTCTATTATGAAGTTTATGATTTGTGTAAGGATTGGTTCGGTGAAGATTTAATTACGGAGTATATGGAAGAATGTGGAGGTCAAGAAGAGGAAGAAGAAGAGGACTTCATGTTCATGGAGTCAGCATTCGCAGATGAAATAGATGAAGTTGATGTATCAGGTTCCCAAGGAATTTATGGTGAAATGGATCCTCCATATGACTTTGACTCAGAAGGACCAGGTAAAGCAGGGCCATATCAGAGGTCAAGTTATAATGAAGAGGAAGTTGAAGATGAGGAAGAATTTGAAATAGATGAAGATTTACAAGAATCCTTCCACAATCAGAAAAACAAAATTGTGGAAATGATGAGTAGAATGAAAGTGATAAAATAAATTACCCCTCCTATGATAGTCTCGTAGGACCGACTCAAATGAGTTTCAACCCCATAGAAATATGGGGTTTTTTTATTAAATTCTATGGAAAATATGACTTTTCATATATTTTTTAATATTTGTTTATAAATTGATATTGTTATGGAAATCAAGGAAATCGTATCTTATTATTTTAATAATGAGGCCAATTTAGTAGATGTATCATTTAGAACCATCGAAGATGAAGAAGATGTTGTAAGAATCGATACAATAGATTATAGTGTAATAGAGAGTTATGGATTTGACTTAATCGCAGAATCTTTTGATTTTTTTGATGATGACCTTGAGGATGATTCATTTGAAGAAACAAAAATTGAATTAGATGAAGATATATTAATATCTTTTCTAAACGAATACTATATTGTTAATCCAAATTCAATACCTGACCCTGAATTTTATTAAGGACCAACTCGGGTTAATGATATTGTCATAACTTGTTTTTCCCCTAATTTACCTGTAAACCAAGCCCCCGAGGATTTCAATTGGAGGGTTTCCAATCCGTCATCTTCAATCAGGAATGTTATTGGTACATAACTACCGTCTTTGGTGGTGTAGTGATATTGAATGTATCCTGCGTGAAATGGAGTACCTCCAAAATTTTTATAAAAAATATAATTGGGGTCTAATCCATAAAACCAAATGTCTTCACCTGAAGGAGTGACCCCAACTAGTTTCATTCTTACCGTTGAATAGTCGAAATGAATGTAAAAATTATTGATTTTGATATTATTGAACGGATCGGGTAATTTGGAATTTTTGTATGTTGACCCTAACAAATACGACTCATCTTTAGTCTGATTTTGGTCGACATTTGTTATCTCCAATTTGGAAACAACGTACTTTCCACTCAACGTGACATCCTTGATTTCGGTGACGTAGAGTTGACATGAAGTAAAAAGTAATAGAGTTAACAGTATAATCCTTTTCATCTCCCAAATATAAAAAAAAATTTTTGACAATCCCAAATATTTATTAACATGATATTAGACATCGACTTCCTTATAGATTTTTTTAATAAACTCTCGAATTCGGAAACCAAAAATGAAATGGGAGAACAAGAAGCTGAGGCACCTTCAGGAGGTGGGGGAGGTAAAGTCCCAAAATGGTCTGATTCATATACAATAACAAGAGGTAAAGCAAATAGATTGGGTGCGTCAGGAGAAAAATGGGAAACAGGTCTTACAAGAGGAGCCGCAAATCAAATTTGGTAAATTACAGGTATTTATATTATAAATTATTGAATAATGGTACAACCAAAATACAGTCCTGAAGAAGCATTAGAAAGAGTAAAGTTGATGATGAAATATGATATGTCAAAAACTTCTACCGAAAATAAAAAGAATGTTTCTGAACAAAAGAATTCCAAATAAAATGTTACAGAATAGAGTAAAACAAGCAATCTTAGAAACTAAAGAAAAGAAAGAAAAACTTTTGATTGAGAAAACCTTAGTCAAAAAAAGAATTCTTATGATTCTTGAATCTGAAGAAAATATTAAAAATTTTGGTTCATTATCAAAATTAAAACAGGAAAAAATTGCGTTCAAACTTGTGTCTGAAATAAATTATTTACAAGAAACAAATTTATTGAACGAACAATTAAAGGACTTTTTGGGTAAGATTTTCGGAGATGGATTTACGGGGATTTTCCAAACAATTATTGACCCGATAGTAACATCTTTGATGAAGGAATTACAACTCGCAGATTATTTCAAAGAGTCCTTGAAATCTACCTTATCTGCCGACCCAACAAAGTTAGCACAAGCATTAAGAAGTTGTGACGAATTATCCAAGTTAATCGCAGACGCGTTATCGGATGTGATACACAAAAGAATTCTTCAACAAAGTGGCACTGAAGCGATTGATTCCAAATTCTTAAATAGTGCTTTAGCAGACGCAGTACAAGACCAAAGTTTCTCTGAAAATGTACAAAGAAAGATTAGAGATGTAGTATGTGATTTATTTAATAAAATGAGTGAAAAGGCTTCGAAAGTTTATGACAAATTGAAACCTGATGTGGATGGAGGATTATTCACACAATAGCCAAAGTAAGTAAAATTATTTTGTGATAAACTGACGAGCAAAAAGTAAAGGGGGTGTTCTAAGTCTAAAAAAAAAGAGGGGTTATTTACCCCTCTTTTTCGTTTTTAACCCTAAACCATTCTTCAAATTTTTTTGTTTTAGAATTTAATCTATTTTTTACAGTATTGTAATAAATCTTATGTATTATAGAATATTCTTTTATTGATTTATAAATAATTCCATTGATACTAATTTTACAAAAATTCGGATTATTCGTTTTCATGAAATTGGAGTGAGGATCATTTTTCGTTCCCTTCTTCAACTCTGATAATTTCATTTTAGTTTCTTCACTATGTGGAAACCCCCCTCTTTTTTTTACCGCAATAGATATATTTTTTTTATGTTCATCAGTCAATTTTTTTTTCTTACCTGATTCTTTCATTTTCAAAATAGTGGCATCAGAAAAAGTTCTCCCTGAAAGTTTCTTCGATTTATTTTCAGAGATTTTCTTTTTTTCTTCTTTAGATTTATGATATATCCATTCTCCTCCCCCATCACCACCTTTAGTTGAATTATATCCATCTGTAAAAGAATTTTCTCTATCTATAAAATAAATCTCTTTTTCATTTAACAAGTGTTCAGGTATATTATCTTCCAATATACATTTAGTGAACACGGATCGACCGTATTTTTCGGCGATTCTATTCGGTAAAATGCCTGATGACCAATAATTTTTGTTATTACCGTTATGTTTACCAACATATTTTTTACCATTTCTAGTGTCGACCAACAAATAAATATATCCCATATACTATAAATATATCCAACATTAGTTTAGTAAAAAAATTATTTTCTTTTTGTCACAATTTCATCAATTAATCCGTAATCTAGAGTTTCCTGTGATGAGAACCATAAATCTCTGTCGGCATCAATTTTTATTTGGTCTGACGACTTTCCACAATATTCTCCCAACAAATTGAAGATTGTATCGTTAATTTTAGTCCATTCTTCGAAATTTACCTTTGCGTCTGCGTAAGTTCCTTGAAACCCTGATGATGACTGATGTATCATAGTTCTCGAAAATTTGAGAGAACTTCTCTTCCCCTTTGTTCCTGCTCCTAGTAATACTGCCCCCATAGATGCGCACATACCAACATTAATTGTTCTAACATCACATTTGATATAATTCATAACATCAATCATACTTAATCCCGATTTTATGCTTCCACCACCACTATCCAAATGAATTGTGATATCTGATTTATCAGTATTATCAAGAAACATGAGTTGTGCTTGGACAACTGTGGACATTCTATCGTCTACGGGACCTGCTGCCCATAATATACGATCACGAAGTAATCTTGAGAAAATATCCATTTGAGTTACTCTCATTTCTCTTTCTTCAAGAATATATGGAGTCATTGATGATTGAATTTGATTTGAGAAGTTGTAAAGGTCCAATGACCCTTTACCCAAGTGATTTACGTAATAGTTTTGAAATTCTTGTCCGATGTTCATATCTGATTTATTTTTTACAAAGTTAATACAATTTTTATTTTATACAAAAGATTTTTGGAAATCTGTCCAAACATTTAATAATGCCACATCATCATACATTATTGGTGGCTCGAATGCCGGTCTTTTCATTGGCATTTTTGCCTCATCAGGAGTTTTGTTGTCCTTATCTCGATTACACTTTGAACAACAGGTAACCAAGTTTGTCCATTCATTTGAACCACCTCTTGATTTGGGAATAACGTGGTCTAAGGTTAGATTTTTTTTCGACCCACAATAAACACACTCATATCCGTCCCTTTTATAAATGCGACTACGGTTGGGTTTGTTGAGTCTTGTTCTATGTCTGATATATTTTAATAGGCGTATGATAACGGGTCGTATAAACGTCTTGTAACCTGTCACAATCGGATTCTCATCCGACCTTAACACTTCCGCCTTTCCTTTGGTGACCAACACGAATCCTCTCTGAACACTTGTTACGTTCAGGGGAGTGTAGTCAGAATTCAAAACCAATACTGTACTCATTTATCAAATATTTCAACAAAAGTAATTTATTTTTTTTAGAAACGAAAGTTGTTGTGAATGAAAAATTTTATTACCTTTGTCATGTTGATTTGATGTAAGTACATCGTTGATTTTTACGATAAAGAATATTATCATTGAAAACGAAGATAATATGGACCCGTAGCTCAGAGGAAGAGCAGCGCTCTCATAAAGCGAAGGTCGGGATATCATGATTCCCCGGGTCCACAGATATTTAATTATATGCCCCTTAAGCATTGCTGGCGATGCGCATGACTTGTAATCATGATAATTCGGTTCGATTCCGGACGGGGGCTTTTTTGAATTAATCAACAGTACTTACCACGCTACCCATAAGAACAGCGTCCCAGGGTAAGTCATTTGAAGGGGATGGGTAGTTGCAAATGCCCATTCCTATTTAGAGGAGTGGACAGTGGTTGTCGAGCGCTCTTGAAAAGCGTCGGGTGTAAAAGCTTTGCAGGTTCGAGTCCTGTCTCCTCTGCATAATTGTAACGATTCGTAAGAATGACGGAACGGACGCTAAGTATGAAATGGAAACTTTCGATACACAATAAAAGTGTGGATGGGAAACAAACCGTACAGACGTTACAATTTTTTTTTCACAAATAAAATCTAATGGCACATCCAAACTTACACGCGAAATCATCTGCCAAAAAATTTGGTGGAAAACCTGAAGATTATATCCACTTACACGAATGGTTGGATGAGACCAAATCTTGGTTTGGTGATTCTTTACATAGAATGTGGAGACATCATAGTGAAGGAATATTTGAAATGGAGAAAAGGTTTGGAACTGAATTCAAAAACTCAGATGGAAAAACGGTGTACACCCGTTATGTTGGAGAACAGCATATAAAAGAGGATTGTAATAACTATATTCCATCGGCAAAAGAATGGGTTAACAACATGATGTCCAATCAAAGACCACAGTGGATGTTGAAGACAATTAAATTAGAATTCGAAGACTGATATTTATTTGTATGGCAGAAAAAATTTTAACACCAGAAGAAAAAAAATATTTAGGGAAAGTTTCAAGATATCTCAGTTCATTGGG